GTTTGCCATTCAAAAACTATAAGAGCTTGGGATCCTCCATTAATGCATTGTTGATAAGCATTAGTTGAAGTTAAACCATTTATACAAGGTTCTGGTGGGCATGATGCATTACCACATACATTAAAACAATGCGTTAATTTAAATTCTCCAGTTGGGTTAACATAGGTACCATTATCAATTAGTTCTTGTGGTACTACTACTTTCCTTATATCTCCCCCGGCTAAACCTTGAGTACTAGGATCAAAAAGACAGGTTGGGTCTGAATTTACTCCTCCTTCCCATAAAGTATAGGGTAAACCATTAGTTCCAAAAGATGTTACTTTAAATCTATAAAATACATCTATATTTTCATCTTCTGGGTGGGTTATATTAATATTTTTTCTATATATGCCATTTCCACCTATATCTTCCATTGGTATATCAACCCAATTAGCAACATTAGTTTGTATAAATACTTGAGCTTCTCCGTAATTAGGTACATTATCTATAACCTCATTTAAATCTAATCTAAAAGTAACTGGTGCTACTTCTTGTGAAAAACTAAAAAATGTAGTTAAACACAATAATAATAATAAAAACTTTTTCATATTTATTCTTCGTTATCTTTTTTAGAAAATATTTTTTCAATTCCTGCTATCCCAAAACATCCTAAAGTAATTACTAGAAAAGAATTATAAATAAATTCTTGAACTACTAAATCTTTACCTAAATATCCTGTTATTAAATCAGCAAGAGCAAATAATACCATTACTGCAAATGATAAAAATCCTATTACGTTTTTTTCATTTACATCATTATTGTCTTTAAACATGTCTTTAAAAGCCATAATTCTACTTTTTATATATTTGTAAATTTTCATAAAAAACTATTTAAAATAAAACGTGTGTTGAGTATAAATATAAAAAAGGTATACAAATGTACACCTTTTGAATAAAAATATTTAAGTTTATTAGGATTTTTTAGGTCTGCCTCTTCTTTTTTTACCTTTTACTGCTCCTGCTACATCTTTTGTTTGGTCTACAACATTACCAAGAGCCTTTTTTACATCTTTTAATTCTTCTTTTACAACTTTTGCTCGATCAGATATTTCTTCTGCAACTTCTATAACTTTTTCGTCAATAGTTGTTTTACTAAATACCCATACAAAGAAACTTTTAATTTTTCTTCCAACCCATTTAAAAGCTTTTTTAATATATGATAAAACTATTAATAAAGCAATTTTTACATTTTCCATACTTATTATTTTTAATTATACATATATCACCCATCACAACTTATACAATCTACTGTACGGGAACCTAGATCTCCTTTAATTACTGAGTCTGTTCTTAAGTAATAAAGAGTTTTTACTCCTAGTTTCCATGCTTCTATATGAACTTGGTTTATCCACCTTGGTGAATCAGTAGGTGAAAAACATAAATTAAGAGATTGAGTTTGGTCTATATATTTTTGTCTAATAGCGGCTTGTTGAACTAAACCTAATTGATTAATTTCTGCAAAAGTTAAAAATACTTCTTTATCATCTTCACTTAATACCTCACTTGGTAAATTTTGAACAGATCCATCATCAGCTAAAATTTGGTCCCATACTTTATCTGTATCATATCCTTTTTCTTTTAGAATATTCTGTAGATCTGGGTTTTTAACAATAAATGTACCTTTAGCTCCGTTAAATGTGTACATATTAGCAGGGTAAGGTTCAATACCAGCTGAACAATTACTAATTCTAGAATTTGAAACGGTAGGGGCAATTGCAAGTAAATGAGTGTTTCTCATACCTGTTCCTCTACACCATAAAGGTTCACCATATTCTTGGGCTAATTGTCTACTTGCTGCTTCTGCTTTAAGTTTTATATTACTAAAAATGGTATGTGTCCAAGCTGTGGAAGCAATAGAGTTAAATGGTAAATTTTTCTTTTGTAAAAATGTATGCCAACCCATTACTCCTAATCCTAATGCTCTACCTTTTGAAGCATGCCTATGAGTACGTTTCATAGATTCTTGACCACTAGTTTTATCTATAAATTCTTGCATTACACCATCTAAGAAATAAATAGCAGTTTCAACTACATCTGTGTCTTTCCATTCATCATACTTTGCTAAATTTAATGAAGATAAACAACATATAAATGAATGTTCTTCATCTGTATGTAGTGTTATTTCAGAGCAAATATTAGTCATAGACACATTTAGGTTATTCATTAAATATGCCATAGGGTTATCTTTATTAACATTATCTTCAAACATAATATATGGTTCACCTGTTTCAACTCGTGATTTTAAAATTTCTAACCATAAATCCATTGCTTCTTGATCTCGATCATTTAATCGTCTCATAAAAGCATCATCGACAATTATACATTGATGTAAATTTAAACATTGTCTATTTGGGTCACCTTTAGGTCTACGAATTTGCAAAAATTCTTTTATGTCTGGGTGGTTGATGTTTAGATTAACAGATGCTGCTCCTCTTCTTACAGATCCTTGATTGGTTGCTATAATAGTTGAATCATAAATTTTAGCCCAAGGCACTACACCTTCACTTTTACCATTTCCCCTAATAGGTTCTCCTCTTCCTCTAATTTTAGATAAAGAAATACCAACTCCACCACCATAAGAAGTTAATCTCATTAATTCAGCATTTGTTAAACCAATACCTCTAATTGAGTCAGGTGTATCAATTCCAAAACATGAAATAGGTAAACCTCTATCAGTTCCTGTATTAGATAGTACAGGTGAAGCTAAACCAATCCACCCATTCCAAATATACTTAAAAAATTTATTTGCTAAATCAGGTCTATTTAATCTATCTGCTACTGCATTAGCTACTCTTCTATATGCTTTTTTAGGTGTTTCACCTGGAAGGAGATATCCTTTTGAAATTGTTGATAAAGCTACTTCATCTAAAAACTCAGGGTAATCTTTACCTCTTTCCCATTGTGTGTAATCTGCAATTAAATTGTTATCCATAACTTTTAAAATATTGAAGTGGAATCCCACTCTAAATGTCCTTTACTATAATTTGTTACTCTATTTGCAAAAAAGTCTGTGTGTTGTTTTCCAGCACTTAATGAATCAAACCATTTCATATTTTTAACTGCTGTCATATCAACATCTAAAATGATAGGGTTATATCCTAAATCTGCTAATTTTGTATTTACTCTATTTTTAATAAAGTTTTGTAGGTCATATTTTGAACACCCTTCAAGATCACCTAATTCATAAACTTTCTCTATAAAATCTAATTCAAGTTGAAGAGAAAGTAAAGCTGCTTCATTAATAGATGCTTCTAATTCAGGTGTTTTTAAATGTGGGTTTTCTTCTAATAATGTTCTAAATAACCAACATCCAGCTTCTGAGTGCATTGATTCATCTCTAATACTCCATTCTACAATTTGCCCTACTCCTTTTAATTTATTTCTCATTTTAAATGAAAGTAAAACAGCAAATGAAGAAAATAAATTTACACCTTCTGTAAATGCTGAAAATATAGCTAATGATTTGGCTCTTTCATGCCAATCTACTTCACCATCAAAACTATCTCTAACATTCATTAATGTTTCTATTTTAGCCATTGTAGTTTCATCTTCTAAAAACTCACTAAAATCATCTAAACCTAATTCTTCATTTAATAATGAATAAGCTTCTGCATGTATTGTTTCCATAGCCCCAAAAGTAGTAGCCATTGCTATAACTTCGGGTTTCCTAAACCATTTTGTTACTAACCCTGTCCAATAATCATTTACAACAGTTTCTGTTTGTGCAAATCCTTTTAAAATAGAACCTATTATATTTTTTTCTGTTTCGTTTAGGTTTTGTTTCCAATCATTAATATCTGACATCATTGGGACTTCTGTGTGTAACCAATGTGCTTGTTGTTGTTTCATCCAATAGTCAAAAGCTTGAGGATATTCAAAAGGTTTATAGACTATTCTTTCTTCTAATAGGTTTGTTTTTTTTGGCATTTTAATAAAAATTTAGGGTTATGAATTTAATTCAAAAAACTTCTTTTTTAACATTTTACGATCTAAATTGTCAAAATTTTCATTGTTTGGAGAACTAGGGGTAACAGTATCAGCTTCATCATCATATACATCACCAATTTCTATTTTACCAATAGTTGTATCAACATTAACTTGGTAAGTAAGGCCATCCATCCCATATCGATTTTTCATAATGTGAAATCTTCCTGTTCCGTTTACTTTATCTTCTTTTTTTCTTGATAAGGATATAGACAAATCTGTGATCATCATTTTATCGTAACTACCAGCTGCTTTATCTCCTTCTATAACATTATCTTTAGCGCCTGCACGATTTACTTGAGAAACTGACCATATTGGTATGTTAAGTTGTCTTGCTAATCCTTTAGTACTAGTATAAATATCATCTATTTCTCCCTTACGGTCAACAGTTTTCTTTTTTGTTGAAAGAAGATCAATATAATCAATAATAATTAAATCAGGTTTTATTCCTAAATCTGTAACCTTTTTAATATGGGCTTCTATTGTAGACATAGTAGTTTTACCCATAGGATATTCTTTGATTATTAATTCACCTGGAAGTTCAGGTATTATTTCTTCTACTTTGGTTTTATGTTTTTCTAAATTATCTACAGGAACATTAGTAAAAAAAGCATCATATCGTCTACCTGTGTATGATTCACTTAGTTCTAAAGTATAATGGATTACATTATAACCCATTTTTACAGCAAACCCACCTAAAGCAACTAGTGTCCAAGATTTACCTCCACCAGGATTTCCAAATATTAACCCTAAATCACCATTACCTAAACCACCTTGTATTAATTGGTTTATAGGTTCCCAAGGTGTTGGTACAGTTGTTCTATGATCTTCCCTATATCTAGATTCTACATCTTTTCTATATTCATGTCCTATATTCTTATCTTGGCCTGCTTTCATAGCAGCTTCAATCATATATTTTATAGAATCATAATCACCTGCTTTAAGTAAATCTACACTATTTAATAATGCTTTTTTAAGTTGTTGATTTTTACAAAATGCAGAAAATTCTTCTTGAACATAAGTTAAATCATCTATATCTGCTTTATATGCTTCACGAAGTTGTTCTCTAATTGAAACTTGAAGTACTTCATTTTCTACTTTTTTCATTTCAACTTTTAAAATATCCATTGAAATAGTAGTATGATATTTTTCGTAGTAATCTAATATTTCATTTATAACCCATTTATGTGCAGGGTTAGTAAAATACTCACTATCTAAAACATCATTTATGTTTTGTAAAAAATTCTTATGTGTTAGTAATGAAGAAATAACCTTCATTTGAAAGATTGAGCCGTATTCGTCAATTGATTTTAACGTCATTTTTTATAACTTTTATTTAAATATAACAATAATTTATTTGTTTTCCAATAAATTTTCAAAATTATCTTTAAGCCAAATGTCAACATTTCTTATAATACCTCCAAGTTGATCTTGTTTGTACATTTCAATAAATTGAGATGGTAAATAATTAAGAGATTCATCTTTTACAAATTTATCTATAAACATTTTATCTTTATCATCTATCATTGGGTTTGATAAATCCATAACTTTATGTTTATTTTCTAATAATTCTACATCATGTAAAACACGAGCATATATTACATGATCTTTTAATTTATTTTCACATAAATCTAATAAATCATCTAGCTCCATATTTTTTCCTGTTAATTCAGGAAATAGTTTATATAATTTTTTAAGGCCTAAACCTTTAATACCTGGGATTCCATCTGAGTTATCACCCATTAGTAGTTTATATAAGAGAAAATTGTTAGGGGTAACATTAAATTTATCTTTTACTGTTTGTTCAGTATAAAATTCTTTTTCTATAGGTCTATAAACAATAACTTGTTCTGATACTAATTGAAGATAGTCTTTATCACTTGATACTATAAAAGTTCTATCATTAGGGTTATTTGGTAGGGTTTTGCTTAGGTATGCAATTATATCATCAGCTTCTACTTTATCAATTGATATAGTTTTTACAGGTAGTGTTTTTAGATATTGAATAATTCTAACAATTTGATCAATTTTAGAATCATCTTCTTCTTCTAAACTTTCAAATACTTCCCAATTAGTAATTCGAGAAGTATTTCGATTCGCTTTATATTCAGGTATTAAATTTTTTCTATTATTAGAAGAACCTTTTCCATCAAATATAACAAATACTTTAGTTGGTTGAATTTGACGAATTAAAAACCCTAATGAGCGGAAAAACCCTCCTAAACCACCTACATGAGCTCCTTTAGGGTTAACAGCATTTATAGCACTAAAACTTCTAAAAAATAAATTAAGTCCATCAATTAATATATAACGTTCAAATTGAGGTAATTCTTTTTCTGTTTCTTGTATATTATCTAAAAGATTTAAAAGATCTTTTTTCATATTTCAGGTTCAGTAATAAAAGATTCAACCTGTGAAGTATCAGAATTTTCTTCGATTATATTAAAATCTCCTCCTCCTAATACTTTTTTCCATTCTTCTTTTTGTGAATCTTTATAATCTTTTAGATCTTTATCATTATCTAAAATAAACCCATGAGGTGTCATAACAATTTTTCCTCTAGATTGTATACCATTAATATGATTTTTATCAATTTGTAAATTTGTCCGTTTAGCAAATTCTACTTGTTTACCATCTTTAATAGCTTTTAATTTAGACGTACCAGAATCTGCAATGTTTCCAAATGTTACTACAAAAGTTGCATCAAACCACATTGCAAAACCACCTTTATTCATTAATTTAGGCTGTCCCATAGGTACAGCAGGTTTAGCCGCCCAAACTTTATTAACACAAACTAAAGTATTCGTATATTTTGAACTTTCTTTACGGGATAATGTAATACGTTGATTAACATTATTCCCAAATTGGGTTGACATAGCACCTGCATTCCATTCGTTATTATTTTTATTTGATTTAACAGACATTTCACAAGGTACTGAACCAATTGAATCCCATAAAAACATTAAATCATAAGGTAAATTACCTTTTTTCTGTTCATCCATTAAATCTAAAACAAATGCTGCAACATCTTCTATAGTATTAATAGTTTCTCTATCAACATAAAGAAATTGACCTTCATAATCAATTAACTCACCTGTTTCTTTATCAAATACTTCATTAACTTCAAAACCCATCATTTTAGCATGCTCCCAAGACCATTTCATTTCTGTAATGATAAAAACAGGTAGTATACCACGTTTTTGGGCAGCAACTGCTGCCTCAAGTAACGCGGTAGTTTTTCCTGTATCTGAGTGGCCTCTAAGTAAAACAATATGACCTAAAGGTATTCCTGGTACTGATGTTACTTCTTGGAATGCTGGGGAGAGTGGAACCCAATCTTGGGCTTTAAATTTAACATTAGATGCTAAACCTTTTTTATTTTTAAAACTATTTAAATTAAAATCTGATTTTAATTCATTATCTACTGCTTCTGACAGTGATTTTCTATTTCTTGGCATATAACTTTATTTAAAATGGTAAACCGTCTTCTTTATCAAACATTTCATCAAACTTATCTACTTTAGTTTGTTTCTTTTTAGTAGAAAGGCTATAATTTGAATCAGTTTTTTCATCATCAAATTCTACAGCAGGTTCAGAAGAAATTTCTCCTTCTTCATCTTCCTCAGGTGATAACCATTCTTGAAGAGCACCTTTAAGAGTATCAAACGGAAGTGGTTTAAATGTTTCTTTAGGGTTTTGTTGATCTTCTAACCATGCTTCAACTTGTGCTTTATCAGATGATAAAGGTGTTTGTTTCATAGAAGGTGAAATAGAAGTACTATTGTATTTAGTACCATTTTGATCAGGGCTAGTAGTAACTAATTTAATATCTCTACCATTTACAATATCTGTAAAATCACCAACTTCTTCATCAGCAGCTAAATTTAAAAATTCTGTGTAAACTAATTTACCAAATTCCCACATTTGAACTCCTTCTGCTTCTTGCCCTCTAACAATTACAGGAACAAAGATACGAGTTTTAGGGTCTAGTTTTTTAGCTAGCTTCCAATTTTCTTTATCATTAGTACCTCTAAGTTGTTTTGCAAATTCTGCAATTGGGTCTTTTTCACCCCAATTTAATGGAGAAGCAAGAGTTCTAAATTTACCAATATTATAGTAAAATTGCATTTCTGTAAAAGGGTAGTCTTTATTGTACTTAAAAGGTACAACTCTTACTGTTTGTTTACCTACTGAAGGTTTAAATTTGTTTAGCGGAATATAATCGCTTTTGTTACCTCCATTATTATTAGAGGATTTTTGTAGTGTGTCAAGCTTTTTCTTGATTGCATCTAGATTCATAATATAACTTTATTTTAAAATTTATAACTGTAAATATATTAACCTTTATTTAAATAACCAAATTATAATTCAATAATCTTATGAATTTTTGTATTTAGTTGTTTAATTTCATTATGTTGAGTAAGTAGAATACAATTTTTATAATGTTGCCAACTAATTGGAAACTTTGTATCTACTACTCCCCCATTTAATTTTTTTATTAACTCATTAAGAGCATTTATTGTATATAAAGTGTTTGATTCTTTTTTTCTATGTACAAGAATAGTATTTTCAGGTATATCATTAACATTACCTTGATCAACGTTATATGTAACTGTATACTCTTCGTTACTTTGTACTTTTAAAACAAACATTTTATTATACATTATAACGTATTTGCTAGATAGTTGTTCAATAAGATTATCTAAATCTTCTAAAGTAGTAAAAGTACAAAACAATCTATTATTCATCAACGTAAGGTCTACAGCACTATTAAAGTCATATATGTTATACGTATTGGGTGATTCTTTTAAAGTATTAAGCATAAGTTTATTTTGTAAAGCTATAATCTTTACCTATTTTTGTTTTAATTTGTAATTTTCTTTGTTTAAATATTTCTTTAATTTGTTCTAAAATTTCTGTTTCGGTTTCATCATAATCTAATAAAAACGAATCATAAACATATAGTACAAGTTTTGTATTTTTTCCTCGTAAAAGTTTAAATATGTCCCATAATATAAGAACATTAGTTGAGGTTTCCAAATTTTGTAATAGATAATTTAAAAGTTTTTGTGGATTCATATTATCCAGTTTATCTTTCTCAAATCTATATTTAGATGTTGGGCACTCAATATACCCTTTTATTTGAAACTCTTCCCATAACTCATTTGTATATACTTTTACTTTTTTAAAGTACGGAAGATGTTCATATTTTTCCCAAATCCCTCCATAGATTTGCTTAAACGTAATTTCTTTGGCTTTTTTGTAGTCAACTCCATACATTTCAGCAAAAGACTCATGAATATCCATAGTATGAAAGTTATAATCACAGAGACTAGCCAAAAGGGTAGGATGGTAAGCACTAATATCCATTTCGATAAATAAATCATTGCGCGGTTTAAAACATTTTCTTTCTCCATTTTCTTTATTTAATGCCGAGTAATTTACACCTCCATATCTATTAGAGGGTCTCGTAGTTGTTGTGTTAAAATTATATTGTGTGTATACATAACCATCGTTGGTGTCTTTATCAAAATAATGTTGATATAGCGTGTTATCTGCTTTGATTCCCGCTTGTTCTATCATATTAAACACAATTGATGCTCTATTATTGTAAAATAAATTTGGTTCCCCTATATTAAACTCATTATAGTTTTGTTCACATACCTCATAGTGTTTAACTATTGGTATTAACGGGTTAGTATGCACACGTCCACCACTATTTTGGTTAATATGGTTGTGGGCAGGTGTTAATTCTGGTATATACGTAGTAGGGGATGGGGTTGGTTGTAGTAAGTTGCTAAGTGGTATTTCTTTTATGTAATGTAGGAATTCTTTTTTATCTCTTATATAGATTTTTTTTATGCTGTTTAGTACTTTTATTCCCTCTTCTATATCAAAATTTATTGTTTCACTATGGTTTATTGGGATAATATACCCTTTTGTATCAGTTATTGGTCTAATGTAAATAGCACATATACTATTTTCTACAGGGTGTAGAAATGGTGATGTTGGGATTACTTCAACATATGCTTCTTTGTGTTTTATTTGACAAAGATGATCTATCTTAGTTTGATTTTCTATAAGCCAATACATAAGATTAAGATACTAAGGTTTCTTTAATCTTCCAAGAAATATTGTAAAAATTTACCTTTAAAGTATTTTGAAAATCCTATATAGTTTAGTTGGGATTCAATTTTAGAAACTGAGGATTGGTTTCTAATATAAGTTTTATTTCTATCTCCTTTTATTTTCCAAGAAAAAGAAAAACTTGTATATAAATCCCAAGCTATACTATCATCCTTATTTGTAAGTTTATCATGAGAAGCTTTAGATATTTCAATATATTTACGTTCATTATTCTTTTTACAAAAATATCTAGTAAATATACCTTTTTCTTTTTCTTGTTCTGTTGGGTAGGTAGGACTAAATTGGGGTATAACTCTTGTTTTAATATCAACAGTATTACTATATACAGAAGAGTTAGAATCATATTTAGCATATTTTTTAAAATCTTCAGGAGATAAAATAGCAGCTTGTTTTGTAACAGGTGCAATTGTTTTTTCGGGGTTAGTTTTATTAGATAAAGTAGGAGAATTTGAATCTGTTGCGGTATTATATCTAGAATTAAAAGGTAATAATTTAATTGAAGACTTATTTGGGTTTTTACCAGTAAATACTTTTCCTGTTGAGGTTTTAAAATAAGAACCTTTATAATTTTCTAAAGTAGTAGATAAAATATACTCATTACCATTAGTAATAAATCCAGTTTTTATTTGTGATTTAGGGTAATACATTTTATTAGTTATAAGTATTTACAATATTATCTTTTACTTTGAATACATTTATTTGGTATTCGTCTCCTTCAAGATAGGTTTTTGATTTATATACAAATGCAGTTCCATAATTATTTTTCTTATCTGTAGTCCATCCTGTTCCGCTATTATTTTTAGAGTATTTTCCTGTATAGACTTGGATATGGTAAGCAGCACTACCATTTCTTTTTACTTTAGTACCATTACCTGCTTCCCATTGTGTAACATCTGTTACATATTTATTATAACCATTTACTTCATTTGGATCACTACTGTTAGGATTTGGGAGTAAATAATATTGAACTACATCTCCATATTCCCAATTAGAGTTATTAAAGAAATCTACCATTTTAGTTGCAAGATCAGGACCTTTTATTATACCACTATTTTGTAATACATATTTTCCTGTGGATTCTATTTTGTCTTTATAATTTGGATTATTAGCATCACCCCATCCACCAGTTACATTATTACAATCACCATTATTAATTTTACTTACTATAGATTTAGCAATCATAGTAGAATATTTAGCACAGAAAGCTATTGTAGGTACTGGGTTATTGTTAAAAACACATTCTGTTGCTTCAACTACTAAATCAGCCCAACTTGAATCATCTTTAACTGTGTTTTTTTGTTGGCTACTAATAGTTTCAGTATTATATGTTACAGCAGTTGATCTAAAAGTATCTAAAGTTACAATTTCTTTATAATCTTCAAATTTAGGAAGCATAATTAATTTTAAATTAGTTTCCCAATCGTTATCTCTTAAAACATGATCTACTCCAGTAATAATAAATTCGGTAGTTACAGCATACCCATCAGGTAAAAAATCAGTATCAACTTTTAATTTTTGATATATTTTAAAACCTGAAATTCCATCTAGGGTTATATTTAGTTTAAAAGGTATAAATCCTGTTCCACCACCAACAAATTTATTAGGTTCTTTAGCAGCTCTATTACCAAATAAAAATTTATAATATTCAGTAGCTATAGAAACATTCTCACTTGCTTTAGAAACATCAAATTCTCTTTTATTACCATTAGGTATTATAGCTAAACTATTATAGTTATTGTTATTAATATCTAAAGACATCATTTGTTGATAAGTTTGTATAACTTCTTCTTTAAATGTTTCAATACTTCCTTCTTCAGAAATACTACCTGATTTAGGTTTTTCAGGGGGTAAAAAATTAGCTTTAAATCTATCTATAAGTCCCTTATTCCATGTAGCAAAAGAAGTTGCTTCAATACCTTTAGCATAACCTGCTGCAGTTGCTCCAACTGCTATCATAGTAGCATATTCAGGAGTAATAGCAGTTTTTAAATCTATTTTTCGTGAAAAAGTAGATTCTACACCAAAAATATTATTTTCTGAGGTGTATCCTAATACTTGTAGAATATAATCTGAGGTTTGGTTATCAGAGGAATCTAATTTTTTAGAATCATATTTAGGTGAGGAATCTATAACATATAAAATATTATCTATTTCATCTATAACAGGTTCAAGGTTATTTACACCCCCTAAGGCTTTATTTAAACCTATACATATATTATTAACAAAATCATATGTTGACATATTTCCTCTTTCATCTGTAGAGGATAACATACAGTTCCCTACAAAATCAAATTCTAAATATATGTTCATAGTATCAGCTACATTTTTATCTTTTCCTTTAGCTACTGGTGATGTGTAATTTATATCAGGGTCAAATAATTCTAAATTAGTTTTTACTGATTCAAAATATTTATCTGGGTTAGAGATGTTTTTATGGTCCCAAGGGTAAGTTTCAGAAAATAAACTGTAGTTTTCCTCTTTATCGTCTTTAAAATATTTTACACTATCATTTCTTACAAAGCATTTATTTAAATCAAAAGACATTTGATTAGGCATACATAACATATCAGAAATTCCTTGTTGATAAGATATATCAAATATAGGAGGATTATCTTTATAATCAGATTTTTTAGTGTCTATTTTTATTAATGTTTTATCTCTTACAAGTTGTAAAAGAAACCCAAATCTTATATAATATTTTCTAGGACTAGTATTAAATACTACTACTCCTTTTTCATCAAAAGGTTCTATAAATTTTAAAGGATTTTCTGCTTCTCCAGTACTTAAAGTGGTTATTTCTTGTTCAAATGATAAGTCCCAATAAAAGGGCTTTTTATCTGATTTTGCTTTTTCTTGGGTTTCTCCTACAAACCTATGAAAAAATTCATATCCATCTTTTACTATGTTACCTTCTGTATCGTATTCGGGTTTTGGGTAACTATCTAAAATATTTCCTTGGTTACTTTTATAAGTTTCAAAATCATCGTTATATTTATCTTTAAAAGCAGGATCATTAAAAGTTGCACTAGAATAAGCAGGTCCCCTACCTGGTGTAAACTCAAAAGGTGTTTTTTCTATAATAGGTAACTCTGTAAATCTTTCCCCTCTAGATTCTCCTCCATATCCTTTTTCTAAACCATCAAATATAACTTTTTCTCTTTCTATTTGAAAACCGTTACTATCTATATTAATTGTAGAACCTGATAGGCCCCAGACTATATAAGGGTGTTGGTAATGGTAGTTAACTTTAGGGTCTCTAAGATCATTAGATTCAGATGGGTAAGAAGCTGTAGTTTCACTTTTATAGCGCTTTAATCTTGGGGATGAATTAGTTGTTAAAGTAGAGTTTTGAATAGGATAAGTAAAATATCTATTTTCATCTATAATATTAAAATCTCCTAAATTATCTTTTTGTATTGTAAAATCTTGAGGGTATTCTATTACATCAAAATCATTTTTTACGTTTACTAATAAGTTATCTCTTTTACCTTGTTTAAATTTTTCACTATCTACTGCTATATAAGTCTTTTTTTCCTCTTTACTTAAAAGACTTTTTAATGAATAATATTCAATATCTTCTCTATCTAAATTAGGAAAATTAGCAGGATAAAATATTTTACCTATATCATTAACATTATAATTAGAATTACTAATATCAGTATAAGATTTTAACCCTATATACCCAGGAGAAGGGAGTTCCCAATTTAAAAATTCAAAATTAGTTACTCTTTTTTTCCATTTAACTCTTATATCAATTACTCTTTTATTTATTATAGGATCTGTTAATCTAAAATCAGCTTTTTGTTTTGGATTAAATTGGATAGGAAATATATCTTTATTTTTTACATTATCGTCTTTAATTATTGTATCTCCGCTTACTCTAATAGTTCTATCAAGTTTAATCTTTATATCAATTATATTACCCTTTACATCCCTAAATTTTGTTAATGATCTTATTTTTTCTTTAACTTTTTCTAAATCTAATGTTAGTTCTTTACCTACACCATTAAACTTATCATAACTTTCAAATAAATCACTATTCCAATCCCCACATGGTTCTTCTCTAACATCCTCTACATAGATAAATTTATTTTTGTTATTAGGTTGGTTAGGTTCTGTTCTATTAAGTTCATAAATAGTATTTTTATTTTTAAGAAGTGATTCTACATTGTCTCTTCTAATTTTTTTAAATAATGAGTTAGGAGAGCCTAAATTGCTTTTATTAAGTACTGTTTCTTTAAAGTTATCTTCAAATTCAGGAATAAAAAACTTTTGAGTATGATTTGGTACTGAGGGGTTGCAGATATCATTTTTTAATGTGCTTGATTCTTCTAATTCAAACCCATAAGCTCTTATTTCAAATTCTTTATCTGCAATTTCTTCAGTCCCTGCATTTACTATCCAACGAAGTAAGTTTCCACCATTATAGGGGATAGCTTGTGCAGGTGCCCACCCATCATTAGGTTCTCTAACTATTAGTTTATTTCCTAATTTTTCAACAGTATTCCAAGGTACAGTTTTAAAAGCATCAACATCTGCTGTTGCTAATTCTTTAAATCTTTTATCTAATTCACTTGAATTAGGAGTTATTTTATAATATTTAAGCTCATCACTTGTTACTTCTTTACTATTAAGGGTTCTTTTAAGTCTAGCTATTGTTTTATAATAAAATTCTTTTTTACCTGTAATGATTGTTTCAGGGCCAGGTTCTATAAAATCTCCTATTTTTTTAGGAGTATTTTTATTTATAGTAACTGTAGGGGTTAAGTATTTGCCATTTTCTAAGTTAGATACTATTTTAAAAGTTTGTAATAAAGTAAAGATAATGTTACTTGATCTATTATCATTTACAGAAGTTCCTTCTTGTGATGCTATACTATTTTGATCAATAAAAGTATATGTACTTGAAGGGGCTGTTATATTGGTTTTTAAAGATTCAATGATATCTCCATAACTTAATACAGTTAATGTTATATCATAAGAACCATCACTATTAAATTTCCAATCAAAGTTAGATACTTTACCCAACATTCCATCATAATTTCCTTGATATTGGACTCTATATTCTTCAACTTTTCTTAAAATATCATCATAGGCTTTGTTTTGCCAACCTTCATTAAAAAATAATTCTTTATTTTCTAAAATAGTATCTTGTACTTTTTCTAGTCTTCCTTCTTCATTAGTTAAAAAATTACTATTTCCCCATTCTAATAATACAGTATAACCTAATCTTAAATAAAGTGCATCTAAAATATTTAACTGATTTCTGTTTTGGGCTTTAATTTTTATAATAGCTTTCTTTAAAGAACCTCTATTTAAAGCTTTTATTGTTAAATCTTTTATTCCAGGCATAGGTACTATCCCAAAATCTTGTTCAGGTTCATAAGTACCTATAAAATCATTTTGCTGGTTTAATTTGTAATTATCACCATTATTTGTTAAATTAGAAACTCCACCAAATAAAATATGGTTTTTAGCGAGACCCATCCCTCTAAAAGCTTCTAACCCAGTACCTGCAAAAATACCTAAATCTTGTAGTTTTTTATCTGTGACTGCTACTCCTGATGCAAGTTTAACCCAAGAATTAGTAGAATTTAATTGAACTAATTGTTCTGTTGTTCTAGATGAAAGTACTCCACTACCATGAGTTTTTTGTCTTCTTTTAATTTGATTAGAGACGTAAGATTGAAGTTCTTCTCCTACTACATTTTTTTTAAGAATTTTTTTAGGCATAACTTATTTAAAATTTAGTATATATTTAAATTTTTAAAATCAGCTAATATAGTTGGAATCCTACTAGGTGATGGAATCCGAATTTGAGAACCTACTGTTGGATATAATGAATCCGTAGATTGAGAAGAATTAGCTTTAGAAATAATCCACCATAAAGATGTATCACTATAATAATTTAAAGCTAAAACATCATACCTATCTCCTAAAGAAGTAAGAACATATATATCATTAGATGAAGGTAAAATAGAAGGGTATTTTATATTAGAATATCTTCTTTTTATTTCATCTGTAGCAGGTAATATTCTGGCTGTAGAGTATCTATTCATAAAATTATATTAAGCAAATTCATCATTAATAAAACTACCAGGGGATTGAAAATTATTAAGATTTAAATCTGAATTGTCTTCTGTTCCCCAACTTCCTTTAGTGCCATCAGTAGAGTTTTTTAAAGATATAAATCTTTGTTTACCATACCTAGGTTCTTTTATTTTTAAGTTGTCTCCTGTAAAATCTGTAGGATTTTTTAGCTCAGTTAATTTCATTATTTCAGGCCTAAATTCATGGATTGGTACGAAGTTCATTTTAACTTTTAAATGGTGAGGCAATTGTCTTAAATCAGATAAGGGTTCACCATCTAATCCTAAGTTAACTTCCCAAGGAGAATTATCTGGGATGGTTACACTAATATTATCTATAAAGCCAGGTTGTTCATGTAAATAATCTCCTACTGTTATTTTAGATAAATTACCTCTCATATAGCCATTTTCTGAGTAGCTAGGGGCTAAAGAGGAAGCAAGGAAATTTAATTTTTTATACATAGGTAATAATTCTTCTTTAGAAGAAGCAGCTAACATAAATGATAAATTAATTTTTCTTTTAAATCCACTATACCTGTAAAACTCTTCTGCTCTACCCATATAATCAATTCCTTTCCATTTAGCATCAAAAGAATCACTAAAATTTTCTATATAAGCTCTAAAATGTAAATAATAGTTTTTTAAAGTTGATTCTTGGATAGAATTATTATTAATAATAGCTATCCTAAAATCGCATAAATCTTTAAAAATAGGATTATTTGAAGCTTGCTCAGATTCATATATTGGAGAAGCATTTATTTTATCTAATGGACCAAGAGGTTCAGTTCCTTTAAATATCTTTTTTCCTTGGGTATAATCAGATACATTACCTCTAGTCCCTCCACTTCTAAAATTAATTCTTTTTTCAATATTTCCATTTCCTTGATAATTAGGTGATGCACTAAGATAATCAGTTTTTTCATTTTTGTTAGGACCTAAAATCTTTTTTCTAAAATCAGGTTGAATACCATAATCATCTTTTTTAAGTTTTTTATTTAAAAATCCTTGTTTTTTAACAGATGTACCAGATAAACTTATACCAATTTGAGTTAAAGTAGATAAAGGAGTATATATAGTTTTATCACCAAATAATTGAGACAGTAAATTTTGTTTTAAAATAAAAGATAAACCTGATATTCCTCCTCTTTGAAATCCTTCTAATGAGATTGTAGTGCTAAGATCAGAATTTTGTTGAGCAGAAATAGGAAAAAAATATTTAACAAATCTTTCTATATCATCTGCTGTTCTTACAGTACCAAATTGATTTCCTCGAGTTATAAAATCAGGGCCCCATGATTTAGAATTATATCTTATTCTATCTAAAGGATTAGAATAACTGTTACCTATTACATTTGGTAATTTTACTACTTTATTAGGGGCTTTATATTTAGGTTTATTACTACTATCTATGCTTCTTTGACCAAATGTATCAGGTGTAGATACAGCATTAGGATTAGGAAATACTGTTTGAGAATAATAAGTAAATCCTTCAGGGGGGTTTGTTAATATTTCAAATAATCCCATTTAGTCTATTTTAAAGTTTTGGTCTTGGTATCTATTTCCTTTTATATAATTGTACTTAGGTTTATTTTTAATGTCTGACCCTTCAGGATCTGTAAGTTCTAAATTTGAAGGGTTAGGGAGGTAAGCTGTGTTATTATTAGATGAAACCCAATCTTGAAAAAAGGTATTATAGTTACTCATTGCTGTGCCTATAGTAGAATAACCTAATTTATTTTTTTTAGCATTAGGGTTAAAATGTAAAGTTGAATCTTTAGTTGCTAATGGACTAATTGGAGGAGTAAAATCTTCAGGGTAAACTTGGGGAGTACCATTTACAGCATTATAAGTGTATAAAGAGCCTGTACTTATTAAAGTATTTAAAATGTCTCCCATTAGAGTTTATATTAAAAATTAGCTCCTTCAGGCGCATTATCTTCATATTTACCATTAGGTCCAAATCCACCATTTAAATCTAAAGTACTAGCATTAGGTAAATCAGATATAGTATTTCCATCTTTATATTCAGCAGAAGCATTAGTAACTGTAGAGCTACCTCCTCCTGGGTTTTCCATGCTAGGATTAGCTCCTGTAAGAGAGTATCCTACTTCACCATTATTAGTAGCATGTAAAGCTGAATTTTTGGTTGCTAATACATTAGTTGAAGGGGTAAAATCTTCATTGTAAGGTTGAGCTACAGCTCCATCAGCAGGGTATGTAAATTTTGACCCATCAGTAGTTAATTTTTCTTTAAGTCCCATGTTTTTTAGTTATTATTTTATTATAAATATTATATTTTATGATATTTTAAAACTATCTTTAGCAGAAACTAAAGCATCTTCATTAGGAAAATTACCTTTTATGTTTATTAAAGGTTCTCCATCAATATTAGTTGTTATATCTACAGGTCTACTAGCTAGATTTTCTATGTTTCTATTCATTTTCATTATTTCTTCAAGTAAACGTGGATCACTACCACCACCTAAACTAATAGAACCTTCAGGAGAAGATATTACATCATTTCCTTTAGTTAAATTAGTACCTGCTACAATAGTATCTTTATTATTAAATGCTATTCCCCCTTGTGGAGTTAAAAGTACTCTACTGCCATATCCCGGGCCTATAACACCATCATCCATTGCTGAAAAAACAGCCATAGCTGATGCAACTGCAGCAATACCACCTAATATAACAGGTAATAGAAGACCAGCTGATCCTGCTACAGCTGCTGTAGATTTTGCTCCTGCTTCAACTACTGCTCCAGATGTTAAAGTTGATTGTTTTATAATATTTTGTGATATAGTATTTCCTTTTGCTCTTTCTGCCTGTAAAGTTGCTGCTGTAACAAGGCTTTCTTCAGTTTTTTCTAATGATAATAATCCTTGTAATCTAGTTTGTTCTGCTATTAATAAATTTTGTCTATTTAAGGATTGTTCTATTGCTTGATTTTGTTTATATTGAATAACCCCTTTAGTAATAGCATTTGCTATTTGAAATATAAATTTTCCTGCTATAAGACCTGCAGCTACTGATATGGCGGTTTTTATTAGGTCAAAAGTACTTAATATTTTTTCCATAAATCCCCCAGCATCACTAAGTGCAGTTTTCATAAGCTCTAATCCTGCAAATATTCCAGGGAGTTGAGTGTCTATGAATTTTTGGAGTATAGCATCAAATGTATCAAGTAAACCTACTTGTTGGTTTTGTAGTTCTAATTGTTCTTGTGCTATTGCTGTTTGACTTCCAAGTAAATTTACTTTCTGTTGTTCAATATTAACAGTCTCTTTTGAAGCTTCTTGTGCTGCTTCAGAATCAAAAACCATTTGAGCCATACTTTCAACACTCATTCCTAAAAAGTCAGCTAAAGCTTGAGATTGAATAGCATTTCTTTCAAATTCTTCTCTAGAACTACCAACAGTATTTCTAATTTCTTCAGCTAATGCTTTATAATCCTTATTAAATGCAAGAGTTCTCATGTACTCCCCATTTATTTTTTTACCTAAAAGTAATTCGGCTGATAATTCTTTTTCTATTGATTGTTCAAAACTTAATAGTCCCCCTGCAGTATTTTTAACTTGATCTAAAGATACAGCTAATGCTTGGGTAGCAGCTAATGCATCAGCTAACCCAACTGCTCCACCTTCAATATTAATTTTAAAAAATGCTGAGGTATTTTGTATGTCTTTTAAAACTTTTTTCTCATTTAAAGCTACTTTATATCTTAATCCGGATAATTTATATTGAGACATTAGTTCACCAGACATTTTTTCTACATCTTTACGTTGAAAAAAAGAAAGCTTTTGTAAACCTTTAACTTCATCAAGAGTTAAACCAGAAAATTTATACATTTTTCCAAGAAATGCTACTCCTTTTTGTTGTTCTTCAGTCAGTCCTTTAGTAAAATCTAATGTTGTTCCTAAATCTTCATTTATAGCAACAAAAACCTCTAACATATCTCTAGTATTAACTAATTGGTTACCAGAATCCATAGCTATTTCTCTCATCCCTAACCTTATATTCTCTACTTCTCTGTAGCTTCTATTTAAGCTTTTAGCTGCAGCAGCGGTGGATGTGTCTATTTCTACAAATGATTTTACTATAAATGATATTATAGTATTAAAGGCTGTTAGAGGATTAAGCATACTAGTAAAAGGAATAGCTTCCATGAGTTTATTCATTTTTTCTAAAGCTTTATTTGATCGTTCAAAATATGTAGCTTGTTTTGCTGCTTTTCTAAGTTCCTTTTCTAAATTTTCAGTTTCTTTAACCCCTTTTTTAAGACTTTTATTTATTTCTTCTTGTTTACTAGCAAGGTAGTTTTTAGTTTTTATCTGTTGGTTAAGCTTGTCCATTTCAGCTTTTTCTAAAACTCCTTTTTTCTGTGTAGCTGATATTTGGGCTTGTAAAGATTTTAGGTTTTGATTAAATGCTTTTTGATCAGCTTTTAAAGCTGCTTTTTTTAAACTAACTTGTTTAGATAAATCTTTTACTTGATCAGCGGTAAGACTTTTATTCTTTTGACCACCAAGTGCTATACTTTTTTGGTAACTATAAAATTGATCAGCTAAAGAATTTATTTCTTTTAGGTCACCAACTGTATTTTTTAAACTTCCTTCAGGATCAAAATCTATACTGTTAGCTTGAATATTGATCCTTTCAATTAAACTTTGAAGTTCTTGAGCTTCAATTTTAGATTCTTTTAGTCTTCCGTATAAATTTTTAGCCATTGAATGGGTTTATTATAAATATTAAAAATATAAAAGTTTATTTATAATTTATCCTTTAGAAAAATTAGGGGTAGATATAGGCTTTGTAGGTTTAGAATTAGAACCTGGGTGGAGGGTTTTAGTGTTAGATGATTTTGAAGAAGAACTTGCTTTATTTTCTTCTTCATAATGAGTTTTAATTTCATCAAAGATGAATTTTCTTAAATAAGAGGGCATAGCATATACTATAGGCCAGCTATACCCACCTTTTCCATGAAAACAGATTTGATGTATTTGTCTATACAAATCAAATCTGTATTCTTTAATTTGTTCCGGTTGATTAGACGTCAGGCCAAAAAAAGTTAACCCCGATTGGGATAGCAACTCTTTCTGAATCTGAGGAGGGGAAAAAAGTCAGATCTATGTCTGGTTGGATTTCTTTAAGGTGTTTTCTTAATGCTTGAGAGTCTCTAGCTAATAATTTTTTATCAACGAAATCTCTAATTGTTTTAATTTCTCTATCATTTTCTACAGATGTAATAATATATTTCATTCTAGTAGAAATTTCAGATGAGATATTTTTATTAATCTTTTTAAGACCTTCTAATTCTCTTAACAATTTAGTTTCATCTCTATGAGTTAAAATTTTAAAAGTAATATTAGTTTTTGAAAAAGGAAGAACATATTCAAATTCATTATTACCAGCAGCAAACAATGATTCATCTATAGGTTTAGGGTCTATTTGAGATAAATCAATATTATGTTCTTCACCACCATAATCAAATTTATACTCACCACCATAACCTAAAACACGAGCAGCTACCATAATAGCATTTTTATCTCCTAAAATTAAATCATTATAATCAAATTTGGTTACTACTAAAGATTGTAATAATTTATCAATAGCAATTCCTTCTTTAATATACCTTTGATTAAGAAGAATATCTTCTTCTTTAGCAGTCATATATTTCATTTCAATATAACCTTTTGATAATTCGCTATCAGTTGGATAAATTAAACCTTTTGAAGGTAAGGTAACCTTTTCTGTTGGGATTGTAAATTCACTCATAATTTTTATTTAAATAACTTTATTTGTTTTTATATACATATATTAAAGGGTAGAAATATTTTCATCCTTTGTAAAGAAAGCTTTAACTCCTGGTACTTGTTTTATGTCTTGGGCTATATCTTTTAATTTTTCTCTATTAAATCCACCTTTTGTAATCCAAGGATAACCATCTACTTTAACCGAAAGGATGGTTTTAAATTTAGTTTTATCTTGTTCACTATATTCTAAGGGTTCTGTGGAAGATATTACTGTTATACCAGGGATGGCTCTAATATCAGAATAAATTTCTTTTTGGGGGCGTTCTTTAATATTAGTAATTAAAGTACCTACCATTTTAAATTTATCTTGATAGTCTTCGTTTAGAGTTTTTTCTAACTCTTCTTTTACTAATGTACGTAGATTTTCTATTTTCATATATGTTATAAATATATTACTATTTAATAAGTGTTACATGCCCGTAAAAACTTTTTTCGTTTAAATCTATTTTCCAAATATAAATATTTTCTAAATAATTAGTACCACTCCATTTTATATTAGGATTATATGATTCCCAAATTTTATTTCCCCATTTATTATAAATTTCTAAATGATAGTTTTTTATTTCAAATCTAGGTGAAAAAACAGGCCCCCATGAATTATTATATTCATCTCCATTAGGTGTAAAAGCATTAGGTATATAATAACTTTCAATAGTTAATTCTTCTTCAATAGGTGAAACAATATTATGAGGTGGAGTTAATTGTATAAATATAGTATCAAGGTTAGGTGTAATATATCCATTTTCATATTTAGGATGACATGTATAATAAGTGCCATTTATTGTTGGTGTTACTTCTATTTCTTCACCTGTTTCTAATATATTAGGGTTACCTACTTCATACCATTCTAGTTCAGGATAATATTTTATTTCTTGTGGTGCAAATCTCCATGCTTCTTCATATGCCTCAAATAATTCACCATTTCTACCTGGTACTGTGGTTGCTAGAGTTCCATTAATATTTTGTATGCCTTGAATAGTTCCAAGATCTGAACATTCAAAAGGTCTAGAATCTATAAAATGCTCTATTATGTTTGTTGTTTCATATAATATAATATGAAATTTAAATATTTCGGGACATAACCATTGATTAGTATAATAGGGTACATCGTAAGAAATAATACATTTTCTATATGGGGCACTACCTTGAGTTTCATATTTAAAAGAACCCCCATCTTGAGTATCACCATAACGTCCAGTTATTAAAATAGAATTTTTAGGAGAGTACATATTAGCCCAAGGAATGGGATCATCAGTTTCAAACCCTGAATTATTTGGTTGGGAAAATCCAATTCTACCTTTTCGGTATATGTAAAATTCTGAATATGTGTTTTCATAAAAAGTAAAATCAAAGCCTATATTTATAGCATCTGTGTGGTTCCAAACGTAAACTTCAATTCCATTATTTTCTATTTGTGTATATGGTATTTCATATACATTATAATCAATGATTTTTTTAGGATATTCAATACAATTGCTTGTATCAGCAAATAATGTTGTTAATTGTGTATTTGTTGGTAATACTTGATCAGGTCCTAAATAAGGACATTGAGACCATATAATATTATAAACTAATAAAAAGAATAAATTTAATGTATTTTGCATAACCTTTAATTTTCTTAAATATACAAATTTTTTCTTTAGATTCCAAAAAAAAAGCCCCACATAAGTGGAGCTTTTAAAAATAATTTTTAATTTTTAGTAATTTAATATACAATAATCAGGTTGAACTGTTACGTTTATATTTACAGGAGTTCCATCATCATCCCAACTATAATCACCAAAACTAGTTTCTGTGATTTGAGCCCCTTTTATTACCCATTCAGAAACATAATCACCTACAGGTCCTACTACGTTAAAAGTAAGATCTTTTTTATAAAAATCTGAATAACCATCTCTACCTGTTACTGATTCATGCCCTAAACGAACCCATTCCATTACTGATTGAGCTCCTGAAGGTGTAATAGCATCATATAGAGTAAATGAAATAGTATTCCAAATAGTTTTACCTTTTACATAACGTTGTAGGTTAATATGGTTAAGTGCTACAGCGTTTTGTGTAAGAGATATGGCACCTACTCCTTTTACTAAGTAAGCAGGAATACCAGGTATTAAACTTAAATAAAAACGATTTGTTTGTTTAGGTTCAAACGTTGTATAAAATATTTGGTTATTATCTAAAATGGGCATTTTGGGTTAGTTTTATGTTCTAATTATAAATATTATTTTTTTATTTTTTTATGCTGGGAATTCTGCTCCTGTTGGTAATAAAATAAAATCTAAAGAAATGAATTCAGCTGTTCGTGTAGGTTGAATGTAAATTTGACCTACTAATTGGTTTTGATCAATAACAGCAGGGCCATTATTTGTTTCATCCATTACTACTTTATAAGCATGTAGTCCTTGTTTTTGTTGGATACCATCTAAATATGGATTTACTCTAGAAAGAAAAGATCCTCTAGTTTCTAAAGTATTTTGTTCAAATACTACTGTGTCTGCTATTTGGCGGATATAATTTTTTAATTCAATCATTAAACGTCGCACATTAACTCTATCTAAAGCGGATGCTTGTTTTTGAAGTGTTTTTTGTCCAAATACAACTACTCCTTGTTTAGGGAATGTAGCAATTGGGTTAATGTTATTTTCATACAAGTCATTTTTGTTACCTTGAGTTAATTTAAATTTAGCTTGTAGAACACTAGATAATCCTCCTCTGTTTATACCTGCTGGGGCAAACCATGGGGCAGCTACTTTATCATTAAATGCATATACACCAGGAATTAAAGTTGAAGCTGGTGACCATATATGTTTTCCAGTTGTGGGGTCAATTATACGAACCCATGGCCAATAAGTAGCAGCATATGAAGTATCTTTTCCTTGGGCTTCTCCTATAGCATCAGCTAAATTACCGTCATATTTTGTTAAATCTAAAACAAACATATTATCTCCCCTTTCTTGAGTTTTAGAAATAATGTTTGTTATTTGGGTTGGATGAGTATCATTTAATAATCCAGGAGTAAATAAAAGATTAAATTGGTAAGCTTCACGATTTCCATGTAAGTTTATCATGTTATCATAATCACTACCTGCTAATCCTTGAGTATTAGAGTTTATAGCATCATATAAATTTATTGTAGCATTTACATCACCTGTACCATTAGTAAAAGATCCACTACTTACTATAGGTAACTTACTAGTAAAAGAAGAATCTGAAATTTCTCCAAGGGAGTTTAGATAATTGGGGGTTAAAGAATTTACACTTTTTACACGAACAAATCGGGACCTGTTAGGGTAGTTACCTGTTGTCTCCATTTGGTTAGTTGTAGCATTATAGGCTAATTTCTGGTCTCCTATTATTTTAGAAATAAATCTTGGAGATTCAGGATCTAAATTAATTCCATTATATGATTCAAGAATAACTTTGTTAGTAGTATTATCATCCCCCCTTCTTACAATTAAATTAAAATTACCAGACCCAGTATTTACTTGAGTAACTTCCCATCTTATATTATCTTTTGATCCTGAAGATAGTGTGCCTCCTGTTTCTAGGGTTCCATTGTTCATAATAACACCTTCACTTATTGTCTCTAAAGTAAACACATTTGAATTTACAATATCATCATTATTTAAAGTAAATATTAAATCTGTTACTCCTCCTGTAATTAAACTTCCTGTTACTGTTAAAGTTTCTCCAGTTACATATCCTGATCCTCCTGAAGTTACAGTA